ATCTATGCGGCTAGAAGCGGCATGAAGGTAAGCGCATCCAACAGATCGCTCGCGGCAAGCAAGGTAGCAAACACGGCAGCAATTGCAGCAAACAAAGTTGCGGCACGGGCACAGGGTAGAAAGATTATTAACGAGAGGCAGGAGGCACGAAGAGGCAGAAGGGCTTCAACGGTTAGGATCCGAAGACTTGAGCAGATTGAAGCCAACCTAAGGAGCAGAGACCCACTTCTTGCTCAGGCAGCCGGAGACAGGGCATGGGCAATTAGGTCTGGTCAAACGATTAGGACAGTGCTTCGCGGTAAGAAGGGACACGCAAACACAAAAATGCCTAGCACCGCAATTGGACATCACCACGGAATGCACGTACCGCTTGAGGACGCGTTCCCAAGCGATTATTACCAGCAAATCTGGAGGAAAGAGATCGGCGGAAGACTCAATAGGCGCCTTGGGACTCTTTACCAATCTGGAAATCCTATGATCACACGCTCTTCAGGTAGTCTTAAGAGACCAAACCTTAGGACTAGAACTCCCATTAGACCGAGAGATGTTGAAGGTAATCTCCGAGGCAAGGAGCAGGTTGACGATGCAACCAGAGATCAGATTGCCCAACTCCTTGATGACGCAACAGTGTTTAGAAATAGGTCTTCCAGCTTGCTTCAGGGTACCCCCGCAACTGGCGGAAGAGGTCGGTACGCGTTCCCTCGATCCTACGATGAACTGGTTACGTACCCATCCGGGAGTTACGACCCAGCAAAATATCAGCTAGATGCATTTGACTCTTATGTTGTGGACGTGTACAAAGGAACCAAGAAGGCTAAAACTAAACCTAAGAAGTTGAACAGCGGAGGTAAGTAATGGCACCGAGAGTTCGCAAGCTTAGATTTAGCGACGATAAGGATCTTCCGCCTACCTACCGAACTTACTCAGAGCGAGAAGCAAAGCTTAGGGTAGAACTGGGAAACATGAACTCGGCCTGGGGCCGACAGTTCTTTGGATACCGAGGCGGAGTCGTGGACAAGGCGGCAGCAAAAGAGACACTACGTCTCATGCAGGAAGCTGCACGAGAGATTGATATGATCAGAGGATGGAGACAAGGCTTCTCAATCCTAGGTAAGAAACATAGAGAAGGGAAGTAACACTATGCCAATGGTAGGTAAGAAGAAGTTCGCATACACAGCCAAGGGTAAGGCAGAGGCTAAGGAATACGCTGCTAAGTCCGGCAAGAAGATGGAAGACAAGGAAAAGGGCAAGGGTAAGTTTGTCCTGTATAAGAAGGGTAAGAAGAAGTAATGGCAGCTGGAGTCTACAACACGGTAATTGAGAAGGGCGCTACCTTTGAGCTGACCGTGACCTACAAGGACGCGACTGGTGCCGTGGTCGATCTGACCACGTACACTGTCCGCATGCAGGTTCGTGAGACTCCGAGCGCAGCCAGCGCTATCCTCACGTCGGAAGGCGGAAGCCCAACGATTGTCCTAACCAAGAACTCTTCAGGAGTAATCTCGGCCACTGTGAGCGCTGCGAACACTGCGGCGCTCACACAAGCCACCGCGTTCTACGACATCGAGGCTCAGACCTCAGCAGGCGTAGTGCGCAGAGTCCTCCAGGGGAGGATCATTATTAGCCCGGAGGTCACGCGTTGAGTGACGTCACTGCACAGCAAACTACGAATGAGGTTGTCACAGAGCAGATCGTTCATACGGTCGAAGTTCTTGACGCCAATCTTGTCGTTGGCCCAACGGGCGCTACTGGCGCCACGGGTGCTGCTGGCGCTACTGGGGCTACTGGTGCGACTGGTGCTACTGGAGCTACTGGGGCTGCTGGCGCTCAGGGCATTCAGGGTATCCAAGGGATTCAAGGCGCTACCGGAGCTACCGGGGCTGCTGGCGCTACTGGTGCTACGGGCCCAGAGGGTCCGGCTGGCCCTACTGGCCCAACGGGTCCGACTGGTCTCACTGGCGCTACTGGAGCCGCTGGTCCTACGGGTCCGACTGGTGCGACTGGTGCTACGGGCGCTACTGGCCCACAAGGCGCAACAGGACTAACAGGCCCTACTGGCGCCACGGGCGCAACTGGGGCAGCCAGTACCGTACCTGGACCAACCGGACCGACTGGCCCTACAGGAGCTACTGGCGCTACGGGTCCCGCTGGTGCAGACAGCACAGTACCAGGACCTACGGGCGCTACTGGTGCAACAGGAGCCACTGGTCCAACTGGGCCAACGGGTGCTACTGGGGCAGCCGGGGCAGACAGTACGGTTCCAGGACCTACTGGACCAACAGGGCCGACTGGTGCTACGGGGGCAACTGGGGCTACTGGACCAGCAGGAACTAACGGCACTAACGGAACTAACGGCACAAATGGCGCTACTGGAGCGACAGGGGCAACTGGGCCTGGGGTTGCGGTTGGGGGAACAACTGGTCAGGTTCTTTCCAAGGTTAGCGCCACGGACTACGACACAACATGGTCTTCTAACGTATCTTCCGTTACCGGGACAGCCAACCAGGTTGTTGCCAGCGCTAGCACTGGGGCAGTTACGCTAAGCCTTCCTCAGTCAATTGCTACAACCAGCAACGTTACGTTTAACCAGGTCACGGCAAGCGACTACATTAAGTTGTCTTCTTGGAATCAGGCTGGAACTGGAAACGATGCCTCTGCTGATACGGTTACCGTTACAACTGCTGGTACTTATTACGCAATTGGTGGAGCAAACTGCGAAGTATCGTTTACTCCAGACTTTGTTGGTCAACAGTTCTTTGTAACAATGACTGGGTATGCCTCACTAAATACAGCGACCATTCAATATACCTTTGTTCGAGTAACGCTAACTGATTCTTCTAACACGCTTGTAGATACTCTTGGCTACGGACGAGCCGACAACTTCGGCACGAGCGGTCGCGGTTCAACTGTGGCATTTAACCAAATCTGGACAGCGGATACAACTAGTGCCAGAAAAATTAAGTTGTACGGCACAACACAAACTACTAACGGGCTTGTATTGTCCCTTGCATACTGGCAGCTAAATGTGATGGCTCTCGCATAATGTGGAACCTTGTCTGCACCATAGAGGGTTGCCCAAACAATGGGCAGGGACAGCTTGTTCCAAATGACCGAGAGTGGTACACATGCGACGCCTGCGGATCAATCTACAACCGTGTTGAAAATGACTAAGACAAACGTTGACCAGATCCTTGAGCGTCTCGACCGCATTGAGATTGATCTCGCAGAGATCAAGGTAGAGCTTGCGGAGACACGCGGAGCCTATCGGTTGGCGAAGTTTGTCATTGCGCTACTTGGAATAAGCGGACTCGGCGGAGTACTAGCCTGGATGAATGGTGGGAAATAATGAGTAAACTAAAGATCGTAACCCAGACCGACAACATCGAGAAAGGTGGCTGGATGGATGACTGCGCACCTTCCGCTCTTATGGCTGCGGCCAACTTCCTTACCGGTTCGACCTACACATCCAAGGACGGGGTAAAGTTCCTCACCAAGGTTGGCAGAATAGACGTACAGGGCAAAGGAACTCCTACATCCCTTGCTCAACTAGTCAAGGCGGCGCCGCTAGTAGGACTCAAGCCTAAGTACCCAAAGGGCTGGGACGAGATTGTCGCGGCACTGAAGGCTGGGGCAGTCGTAGGAATCAACGTAGAGCAGGCTAGGGGCTACCCAGCGACCGTTCCTATGAGCGCGTGGCACAAGTCCCACCAGCGGCGTAATCCAGGCAAGACGTACGGGCATATGACCTGCGCGATTCTTAGCGAAGGGAAGGTACAATGGGCGGACCCAACGATGAGCGGCAAGGGGAAAGAGACCTATGCTGTAGAGATCTCTCTTGCGGACCTGAAGGTGATTGCCCGTTCGAAGGGCGACCTGCCACACAAGCGCTGCCTGATCTTTACGGCAGTCCCGAAGAAATCATCCGCACCTGTCCCAACTGCGGCTCCGGTCTCACAGATCGTGCCTGTAAGCTCATCTGCACCTGTGGCTATTACGCCTCCTGTTCGGACTATCTCTAAGACATCAATCGATACTGTCGCTGCCATGAAGGTGGCCCAGGGAATCGTATCAAGAATTCAGGTGGCGAAAGGAGATAACACAATGAAGGATCAGATCATTGCTGCAGCGCTCGACGCTGTACAAGCAGCCCTATCTACGGCAATCGCCGTCTTCATCGGTCTAGGTGTAAGCATCTTTGACCTAACCGGAGATGGCGCCAAGGCTATCGCAGCATCGGCTATCGGTGCCGCACTACTCGTACTACAGCGCTGGCTAGATGAGGACAACACGCGGTATGGCCGTACTCGCTAGTCTCGCCCCTGTCCTAGAGCGATGCGCTGCATGCCGCAGCCCGTTCGTGGATCAGATCAACCAGAAGATGTCAAATGGCCTAGCTGATACGAAGGTGGCAGCATGGCTTAAGGAACAAGGCGCTTACATTTCTCGCATCACCTTGGGTCAGCATAAGCGGTCCCACCTAACCACAGAGTATCAGGCTGCCAAGGCCGAGGTGATCAAGAAGTTCAAGCAGAACCAGAAGACTATTAAAGCCAGCGGAGATCTGGCAGCATTGGTCAGGGACCAAGTCATGATAATGGTGGACGCAGGTGAACTGATGCCAACACTGGCAGAGGGCTTGCGCGCACAGGAAATGATCGACCGACGTGTTGAAAAGTCGGCAGACAGAGAACTGTCTGTAACTTTAGCTGGCATCCTGGGCGGAGGCCCGGTTTACCAGGTAATTGAAATGCAGTCAGAGGAGATTACAGATGGCAACGCCTAAAGAAATGAACAGAACATCGGGAGTCGCACGTCGTAAGGCTCCCCTAGATAAGTACAAGAACATCACAAACGCAGAAACTGTAAGAGGTCTTATCCGAAGCGGCGGACCGATTACTGGATCTGCTTCTGGTGTCCGGAGCATCTCAAGCGTGGACGCGTTTAATACACTTGGAAATTTCTTTCTTGGTGAAGCGCTTGGAGTTGCCGCCTTAGGAGCAACAAAGGTATTAGGGTTTGCTGCACCAAAGATTGGAAGGGCGCTAAGTGGCGCACGACCAATGACCGTAGCAGAGCGCAGCGCTGCTGTGACTCGAGCTGGTAGAACTGGCGTGGGTAAGATTGGCCCAAGCATCAAGCCTGGCAATAGTAGCCAGCCCTTGAATACCGGTAACCGAGTTGAAGACTTCTTTAGGGGTCCCTTGAGAACATCTTATGACAAGGCGTACGAAAAAGCAGCTCAAATCTTTGAGGTAAGAAATCTCAAGAGAGGAAAAATTGGTCTTGATGACACTAGACCAGATTTCCTTCGTCCAGTTTCAGGAAGAATTGTAAACACTAGATATAAAGGATTCACAGAGACGGTCAATATTGATGATGCATATTATGATCCGTTTGACTACGGTGGTGGGTCGGGCGGTGTGGACTTTGATATGATTACGAATGCAATGAAGAAGACTCTTGACTACAGAGCAGCTGGACCAAGAAGAACCACTGCTGCGACAACTCGAAAAGTTGTTCGCAAGAACAAGAACCTTCGATAATGCCTAAGACACCAGCCTGGACACGCAAGGAAGGTAAAGACCCTAAGGGCGGCTTGAACGCCAAGGGTCGTGCCTCCTACAAGGGCGGCACCCTTAAGGCCCCAGTCAAGTCTGGTGACAACCCACGCCGTGCCTCATTCCTAGCCCGTATGGGCGGGATGCCAGGACCAGAGAAAGACGAGAAGGGAAGACCTACTCGTCTGCTCCTTAGCCTACAGGCATGGGGAGCTAGCAGCAAGGCCGACGCCAAGAAGAAGGCTGCCGCGATTAGCGCCAGGAACAAAGGGAAGAAGAATGGCTAAGACGAAGAAGATGACCGTCGCCCAGAAGTACAGGTCCCTCAAGGCTCAGACCGAGCGCGCAGGGATGGCTGTAAAGGAGAAGGCAGGGAAGCTTGTCGTCTCCAGGATTAAGAAGGGAGCGAAACGTGGCTAAGGGACTATACGCAAACATTAACGCTAAGAAGAAGCGGATTGCCGCCGGCTCTGGAGAGAAGATGCGAAAGCCAGGAAGCAAGGGCGCACCTAGCGCCAAGGACTTTAAGGACTCAGCCAAGACAGCCAAGAAGAAGTGAATGTAACTAGCGATGCGGCCAGAGACCTGGCTGCTGGCAGGAACGACCCTGTATTCTTCGCCAAGCGTTGGCTTGGGATCGAACTCCATGCTGGACAGATTGCATGGGTAGAGGGTATCGCAGCACGGGATGAGTCCGGATGGCGTCCTAAGTACCTAACCACTGTCTGCTCTGCTGGCAACCGTGCTGGCAAGACACTAGGAATGGCAGTCGCCGTCTTCCATAGCGCATTCTACAAGCTTGGTATTCAGCCACCTGACGGTACCGCAGAGGATGCCATGCGCTGGCAGAACGCACCGTATGAGTGGTACCACGTGGGGATTCAACAGGAGACAGCGGAGCTGGTGCACCGCGAAGTCTCGATGATTCTAGAGGGCGGTCACCCGGCACAGAGAGGCCGGGGCTGCCCTCTGATCTCCGAGATCGGCAAGGTAGTGGACCACACAAAGAAGTACAGGGGTGAGTACCTCTGGCTACAGTTCCACCCACTAGTCGGCGGGGCTAACGTTAACTTCCGCACCACCCAGGACAAGGCCAAGGCGCTGCTGGGCAAGGACATGAACGGAATCTCCTTCGACGAGGCGGCATTCGAGCCCCACCTTATGCAGATCTACCAAGAGGTACTTAACCTACGGCGCCTGTCCACAGGGGGCCAGCTCCACTTCATCGGTACTCCGACCGAGGGGATCAACGATTACGCCGATCTGTGGGACATGGGGAACCCTACAAGGGTGGATCGAGACCCACAAGTATTCTCCTTCCGACTATCAACTAGGGATAATGTAGGTTACGGGTTGACACCGGACACGTTTGAGGCTATCATCCGCCAACAATCTGATTACCTCATTGCACAGAACATTGATGGATTCTTCATTGAGGCTAAAGATTCTTACTTCTCCTCTGAGGCCATTGAAGCATGCTTCATGGACATCCCAGAAGAAGAGCAGCCCAAGTCTCGTAGGAGATATGTACAGGGTGTAGATCCTGGAATCGCATCTGACTCCACCTGGGCTATCGTACTGGACTACACAGAGACCAACAGAATCACTGGTGTCAGGGCTAGGGCCAGAAGCGGCAAGCAGACAATCCAGGCGGTAGTCAACATGGTACGCGAGAATCACCTTCTATTCAATCAAGACTCATCCTGCCTAACCATTGTGGATGAGACTGGCTTCGGCGGTAAGCTCTTCAAAGAAGAGTTCAGCGTCATCAAGCCGCTAAGGGGGTACGACTTT